CATCATGTCTTGCATACCCCAGCCACTTGATTTCCCTTCCGCTTTCAATTACCCCCTCTGCAAATTCTTTCAATGCTTTTAAGTTACCATTAATAAGGCTATCTAAAAAATAAAATATTTGAGTTCCACGAGTCTCATTGAAATGAATCGCCTCACTCAAAGTATCAGTTGACTCGCGTTGACGATACTTATGAAAATGGGTCTCGGAACAGAAGGTGCATTTAGCAACACAACCTCTGCTGAATTCAGAGGAAGCACCATTAGGGACTGAATAAAGATTAAAGTCGAGGTTACAATAGTCTGGTAAAGGAAAATTGCTGATGTTTAATCTTTCATTAGCATGTTGTTCAATAATTTCTGGTTTTGATTTTGGTATTATACCAGCCTCAATTTTATTCATCACAGCTTGAATTGCATTCTCGCCCTCTCCAGAGACGATATAATCATATATCAGTTTCCCAGAATAATCATCTTTTACTTGCTGCAAGTTTGGACCACCGACCATGAAGAAAACATCTGGTAGTCTCTCTTTTAATCTTTTAGCAAAATATTGATTGCATTCTTCGCTATAAGAATATTCTGTCAATCCAATAACGTCAGGTTTATAACTGACAATCTGTTCAATTTTGCTTTCAAAGAAGTCTTTTAAATGGGGAATAATTTTGTCATGAAAACTATCACCAAACCATTGCCATCCACCTGATGTCCATAAATTATATGGCATATCAGATTGTTGCGAGTGATTATACGCTTCGATATTCACATCGAAGATCTCAGTCTCATATCCTGCGTTTTTGGTAATCCCAGCAAGTCTAGCTAAATTGTAGGGCGGAAAATAAACTGACCACATCGGTAAAACGACAAGTGCCAGTTTTGTTTTTCTGGTTGTATATTCGACATCTACATCTGTAAGTTTTTTATTTACTTTCTTGCTAAAACCTGCAACGGTATTCACCATCGCTTGTTCACGAGTTGTCATCATCACCCTTTAGTGCAGGAATTTTTTCTTTAGCCATCTTTAGTGCCTCTTTATCATCAAGATATTTGGGGCGACGTTTTTTAACATTTGCTTTCTGATCAGCATGTTTCTCTTCAAGAGTTGCAGCCTCGTCAACAGCTTTACGAATATAATCTAAATATTCAGCATTACCTTCATGACCATCAGCATCTGCAGACATCAACTCTTGCATATCTAAACTACCGATATATCTTTTCTTCGTATCCATCTGTTTCTTCTCTTTTTGAATGCGACGGATAAACGCATAGTAAGTAATCTGAGTAAAATATGCAAAAGGATTCTTAGACTTCTCAGGATCGAAATTATCAATGTATGTAATACAATTTTCGATACCGTCGAGAATCATCTCGTCGCGGAAGGTATAGTTTACAAAATTAGATTTGTATGCTAGGTGGTTGGCGATCTTCACCATACACTCACCCAGATATTCTGGAACTCGAGGTTTCTCTACGCCAGCTTCTTTCGAAGCGATAACTCGCTCACGATATTCACTGATGTGTAACAGGAATTCTTTATTGTCGACATAGTGCCGACTGTTGGGGTCTCTTCTTTTAGCCATAATATCACCATTATATAATAAAATATTTTATTTGTCAAGAGAAAAATAATAAAAAAAGTTCTTGACTATTCACTTGTTTTAGGGTTATAATCAGCATGTGCTGGGTTGATGTAAACTAATTTAACTTACCTTCTTCTTTAGCTTGAATTAATTCGAGTAAGTCTTCAGGCGTAAATTCGTCATCTTGGGACGCTTGCGTCACATCTTCGCGGAAGTAAACACGATTGACGACCCTTTCATATCCAGCGAGATATTCTTCTTTTAGAGCAGACATCACGGAAATGCTGCTCACACTCACTTCGTAGAGAACATCATCAGATAAGGGAATCCACGGTTTCAACATATATTGTTCGCGCATAATACTCTCTTCTAAGTCGCCATCCATAAACAATTCAATCGGATACAATATTTTAATAAAATTATTTTCTTTAATATCTGCTTCTTCACACATGCAAACAATTACAGAACCATCGATAAACCGAAGAATTTTTATATTATCAGGTTCCATTTTTATTTACCTTTATTGTTTTATATTTAAACCCTTCTTCATTATATAGCTTGATTCGCTCAACGAGATGTTCTAGGGTATAATTTCTTTTTGACTTCCAGGATAAGTCATCACCAATATCAAAAAGATTACAAGCGACTTTATTATCTCCGAGCCTCAAACCGCGACCAATAGATTGTAGATTTCTAATGCGGCTTTTGGAAGGCGAGGCGAACACTACGTTATGAAGATTCTTTATATTTATACCTGTGGAAAAGGTTCCATATGAGGCAATGATAATCGCATTATCTGCCTTCTCTGTAAGAGCACGGATATTCTCACGCTGCTCTGTGTCTGTTCCACCATATACAAAATACACAGGACGGTTTGGTCCAGCTTTCCCTTTAATCATCTCAAATAAAACACTACCATGTTTTTCTACAAACTGAAATAAGACGAGGCTATTACCTTCGCATCTCAATGTAAGGTTACTGATAAAGTTATTTCGCCAATGGTCGCGAACAAGCCAATCAACCTCGTCCTGATACTTCATCTTCTTCATTGTTTGTTTATCTTCATCAGTGTGATTGAGAAGTAAACATGTAATATCAAGTTCAGCGACGCTACCCTTTTCCATCAGTTCTTTTGTAGTGACAACCTTAGTGACTGGACCAAAGCAACCTTCTAATACGAGGCGATGAGTCTTTGTTCCATCTAATGTTCCTGTCGTTCCAAACCGCCAATGAGCGTTTTGACATTTATTCATGATTGTGGAAAGGGACTTCGCTTTGAAAAGGTGTGCCTCATCTCCATACACCACATCAAACTTCTCGAACCATTTTTTAGGAAACTTATATATTGATTGCCATGTCGAGATTGTGACTGGATATTCATTTGATTTTTCTTTGCCGCCATAGATACGATGGCAGTTTTCACTTGCTTGCCAATCAACAGCACTAGCATAGTCTTGGAAGTCACCATACATCTGCTCAACGAGAGATGTGGTCGGAACAATGATGAGTTGACGCTTATTTCTTTTCTGGAAATAACGCATGAGTGTGTAAATTATTAATGACTTACCAGAGGCAGTAGGCGACAACAATAGAGACCTAGCACCCTGAATACCTTTACGGACTGCTTGAATTTGGTAATCCCGAATCTCAATTGGTTTATCGTTGGAGTGTAGATTTAGTTCTTCAGCAAACTTCTTAACATACTCTGACGAGACAATATCTCCAAGAGACTCGACCTGATTATCAACAGTATATTCAAGCTGTTTGGCGAAGTCCTCGAGATACTTAATAAGACCAACTGGAAGTTCTTTGTTGAACATATTGAAAAGTCTGGCTTTACCGTCCCACATACGAGATCGATAAGCAGGCATGAACCTTGCTCCTGGAACTTCGAAGGTGAAAAAGTCATTTAATTCTTGTAGGATGCCAGTGTCACATTCAACGCTAAGATTGACAGCATCTTTATATGTGACAGTAATATCAGCCATTACATGAGACCGTTTGTAAATTTAGTCCATTCGATACCATTTTTGATATCCCAAGTGCGACTATGTAAAGAACGCATAACTCGGTCGAGGAAATCAACAACAGTGCGAATATATTCGACCTTATTCATTTGTTCTTGTAAATCATCATCGGATTCAATCATCTCTGACATGTCATTTTTCAGAGGTTTATTTCCTAGCCATTGATCCCAACCAAGGGCATCAAGTTCTTGTTTTGAAAGTTCACCCCTCCAATATTGTTGTTTTACGCGGCGAAGTTTGTAGAATGCAGCTTCGGATTTACGCAACTGTAGTTTGAAGTTAGAAAGATGATTGAGATATTTTGAATGTAGTTCAGCTGTTTTGATTGTCGCTTTGCCGAGTTCTAACTCGTCAATTTTACAGTCTACAGCCCATTCGTCTTGGAGTTCTTTTAGAGTAATCATGTATCAATAATAAAGTAGTTTCAAGAAAAAGTCAAGATTAACTTACGGTTTCAATCTTGAACGTGCGGTATCTAAACCCAGCAATACCAACGAAATAATCACCAGCACCCTGAGAAATATCAAAGTCTAGACCTTCTAGACTGGTAGGGAAGGCATCAATAAATGTAATTTTAACATTAGGATTATTGTTTGAATCCAATACAAAAAGAGTTGCATCACTTACTTGAGCAATACCTTCTCTTGTATTTTTCTTTGATGTAGCAGTTCTATATTCTTGAGATTGAATAAAGTCTGTAAACTGCTGATGGTTTTCAGGAAATCCTAATCCTGTTATCCAATTATATAGTTCCTTGTAATTGGCCATATCTTCCTGAATAAGGAACCTGATCATAAGTTCGCCGAACTGAACCTTATCTCCTGGAAAGGGGATATTTGCCAGAGGTGTATTCACTTCAGGTGAGCCAATAGACATCTGAGGAATATTCGCTGCTTGACAAAAGAACGATACATTAGGAATGTTCGCAATCTGAAAGCGGAAACCATTTGGGCGTAAGAAGTCTAGTTCAGTCGGATTACTGGCTTCGAACGATGCTTCTGATACGGTTGTGATAGGATTATATGCCATAACACTATTTATAAGAGTTTAAATGTAAAAAAGAGGCGACTCTTTTAAGGAGCCGCCTCTCTAATAAGTGGTGAGTTAGCCTCACTCTTATTGATTACATCAGGTTAGAAACTTTAACACTTCTGTAATACTGGTTACGATCAGCTGTGAACGTATCAGCGTCGGTTGTGCCGTCTGACTGTGTTACGAATGGGTTAGCGATCATGCCATAACGAGTCTTAAAGCCGATTTTTGGCTGGAAGGTCGTTGGATCGATTGCGCGAACCTGCTGCAGCGGAACATATGGGCAGTAGAACAAGCCAGCGTCATAAGCAGACGAGCCTTTGTAACCTACTACATAGAACTGAGAAGCAGCACCAGTGTTAGCTGAATATGGGTCGACATATACACGATAGCGACCATTCAGAACACCAGCAAAAGTGTTACCTGTGTCATCTACGTTCAGGTCGGTGTTAAGAGCTGGAGCATAATCCAGAACACCAGCCATTGACAGAGCAGAAGCTACGTCAGATGAACATACGATGAAGTTACCTTTACCGCGACGAGTGTCTTGAGCAATTACGTTGGCATCGCGTTCGATGTTGAACAGCAAGCCTTTGAAACGCTCAACTGACCAACGACCGTTTGAGTCAACGTCAAGGTCAAATTCGCCAGCAGTTGCTGTAGAGG